AAATAAAATGGCACAAACTACAGTTAAAGATGTAGTAGAAGCAATAATCCCTGAATCTGAAATAGAGGTTCGTAGGGGTAAGTACCGAATTAGAAAAAACGGTCAATTATTAAAATTTGACACAAGAGAAGAAGCTGAAGAAGCTTTGGCGGAATAATAAATGCCTATTCGCAGGGTAAAAGGCGGATGGAAGATAGACAATACTTCTGGAATCTCAAAGACTAAGAAAGCGGCGAAGCGAAGACTTCGTGCAATCAAATACCGCCAGTCTAAGGGAAGAAGAAAAGGACGCAAAAAGCGTTAGGAGAAAAGAATGAGAGCAATTAAATTGTTATCAGCAAAGGAATCAGCAGGCAATAGTTTTGCCAATGGATCAACTATAAATGGTGCTACTAAAGTACTGTGCCAACATACTGGTGGTACTGCAGGAATCATATCTGTATTTAATGCAGCCGGAACAGTTGGGTCCACATGTAATCTGGGGGCGTTAGGTAGTGGTGATGCTATGATAATACTAGCAAAAAAATCTACGGATGTAATGTCAGCAAATCAAGGCAGTATAGAATTTACAGCTTGTTTAACTGAAGGATAACCATGCCAAAAGGTAAAGGAACCTATGGAAAAAGACGAGGGAGACCTCGAAAAAAGAAAAAGAGACCTAAATGGAAGAATATGGAAATAAATCAGAATGGCTAAAACATATAGCTGATAATTCTAGAGCAACTTTAGAGTATCTACGACAAAAAGAAGAAGATTTAACAAAAGAAGAATGGGCATTAGCTGACCTATGTGGTGGTTATGTTCATATTTATAATTTAGCCAAAGAATTTCGTTTATTCGATAAATCATTATTACCACAAAATACAAGTATTCACTAATGCTAGAAATAAGTAGAAAAGATATTACAGAGTCTAAACTAATGTCTTATGAACCAGAGGTTAGATTTATAAAGTTACCTGTTGAGGGATATTTAGAATTATTAAATATTACTCCAATTCCTTCACAAATTGCATTAATCAATGCAATTAATAATCCAAAATATAGATTTATATGTGGGGCTTTGTCTCGAAGACAAGGAAAAACTTACATTTCAAATATTATAGGACAATTAATGGCTCTAGTTCCTAATAGTCATATTCTATTAATGTCGCCTAATTACTCTTTATCTCAAATATCGTTTGATCTACAAAGAAATCTTATTAGACATTTCGATTTAGAGGTAGTAAGAGACAATGCGAAAGAAAGAACTATTGAACTTTCAAATGGATCAACTATACGAATGGGTTCCATTAATCAAGTAGATTCTTGTGTTGGTAGATCATATGATCTCATAATCTTTGACGAAGCAGCACTAGTAGATGGTAGAGATGCATTTAATATTGCACTAAGACCTACACTAGATAAAGAAAACAGTAAAGCACTTTTTATATCAACCCCTAGAGGAAGAAATAATTGGTTTGCTGACTTTTATAATAGAGGATATAACGATGAATACCCAGAATGGATCTCAATTAGAGCAACTTATGAAGAAAATCCAAGACATAGTAAGCAAGACATACTCGAAGCTAGAAAAACTATGTCTGAATCAGAATTTAATCAAGAATACCTTGCAGACTTTAATGTTTACGAAGGGCAGGTTTGGAACTTTGATTACTCAAATTGTATTTCAGATTTATCCGAGATTGATATTTCAAAAATGGATTTATTTGCAGGGCTCGATGTCGGATATAAAGACCCGACTGCGTTCTGTGTAATTGGATATAATTGGGATAAAGAACGATTTTATTTAGTAGATGAGTATTTGGATGCTGAGAGGACAACTGAACAACACGCTGTTCAAATTAGAAAATTAATGAATAAGTGGGATATAGACTGGATTTATATTGATTCCGCAGCGCAACAAACTAGATTTGATTTTGCACAGAATTTTGATATTACAACAATCAATGCAAAGAAATCAGTTTTAGATGGGATAGCCCATGTTGCAGCGATAGTTGATAATGACACTTTAGTGGTAGACCAGACTTGTTATCATGCATTGCAGGCTTTAGATCAGTATCAATGGGATCCAAATCCTAATTTGATGCGAGAAAAGCCGAGACATAACCAGTATTCTCATATGGCAGACGCGCTTAGATATGCACTTTATACATTTCAGACAACAGCGACAACTTTTTAAACAGGTACACCTAGAAAAAAATTGTTCTTGACAAAACGGTACTTTTTTAGTATAATTATTATTAAGGCTGGAATAAATGAATCTTAAGCGAGACTTGGTAAAATATGTAAGAGATAGAGCGAAGTCTAGATATAAGAAAGATGTTGAATGTTATATCTGTGGCAATAAAGAAAGCCTAGATTATCATCATTATTATAGTTTGACTGAATTATTAGAACGATGGCTTACAAAAAATGGTTTTAAGATTGATTCAGCCGAAGAAATAATTCAAGTTAGAGATGTGTTTATAAAAGAACATTCTAAAGAATTATTTGAAGATGCAGTAACTCTTTGTCATAAACACCACTTAAGATTACATTCAATATATGGGAAAAAACCCAAATTTATAACGGCAAAAAAGCAACCCCGTTGGGTGGAGAAACAGAGAGAAAAAACATGGCTTGGTACGATGGCTTAATTCCAGGAAGGAGAAAACAACTAGAAGAAAAATTAAATCCTGCGCAGCCCTTTATAGCAAGGGAAGAAGGCTTTAATATTACTAGTCGTGAAACCCCAACAAACTATCGAAACGCTTACGAACAACAAGAGGTTGTTAATCGAGGCGTTAATATGATAGTAGATGATGTTTCTGAGATACCGATTGATGTAGGAGATAAAATAGTTGGATTAGATCCAATTGTTAAAAACATAAGAAAGTCTAGAGTTAATCTTTTACTAAATATAGAACCAAACCCCTTTCAAGATATTAATTCTTTTAAACGCAATCTTATAATTGATTTATTAATTGATGGTAACATTTTTGTATATTTTGATGGAGTACATTTATATCAACTACCCGCAGAAAATATAGAAATAGAAACTCATGAAACCCAGTATATAACTAAATATATTTATCAAGGACAGGTTAATTACACCCCGAGTGAGATTATACATGTAAAAGAAAATTCTTTTAATTCAATCTACAGGGGAGTTCCTAGACTAAAACCAGCATGGAGAACCATGAAACTTTTAGGATCAATGAGGAATTTTCAAGATAATTTCTTTAAGAATGGAGCAGTACCAGGTTTAGTACTAAAAAGTCCAAATACTCTTAGCGAGAAAATTAAAGAAAGAATGTTAGCGGCTTGGAGAGTTAGGTACAACCCTAATACAGGAGGACGAAGACCTCTAATTTTAGATGGTGGACTTGAAGTGCAAAATTTAAACGAAATTAATTTTAAAGATTTAGATTTTCAACCAAGTATTGCAGCAAATGAAAAGATTATATTACAAGCATTAGGAATACCACCCTTACTTTTAGATAGTGGAAATAATGCAAATATTAGACCTAATCTTAGATTATATTATTTAGAAACTATACTACCTATAGTTAGAAAAGTAAATTATGCATTTGAAAGGTACTTTGGATTTGATTTACAAGAAGATGTAAGTAACGTTCCAGCTTTACAACCCGAATTAAGGGATCAAGCAGCTTATTATCAATCATTAGTAAATACAGGAATTATAACTCCTAACGAAGCTAGAGATGCAATGAGAATGGAACAATTAGACGGACTTGATGAGGTTAGAATACCCGCAAATATAGCAGGTAGCTCAGCAAATCCAAGCGAAGGTGGAAGACCTTCAGAAGATGACACTTCAGAGGAAGAAACCAATGACTAGACAAAAAAGAATTGTTAAATCGGTAGCTGATTATTTTGTTAAGAAAGGCAGAGTAATGAGTATGAAAGAATACATAGCACAAGAGGATACTCCTCATAGAGCAAGAGCAGTAAGAAAGCTTACAGGTTCTTGGGCTAGGATGCTACAAATTATTAAGGTGAGTTTCCCAGAGGAATGGGAGAAGGCAACAAATCCGGCTCCTACACCTAAGCCTGCAGCAAAGCCAAAAGCTAAAGTTGCAAAAAAGGGGAAATAAATGAATAAAATTTTTAACTTAACTTCAAATTTTAAAGCAATTGACGAAAATGAAGACGGTAGCATAAACATTAAAGGTTATGCTAGTACTAATGATCAAGATAGAGCTGGTGATATTATAGAGCCTAAAGCTTGGTCAAAAGGTGGAATAGGTAATTATGAAAATAACCCTATCATCCTTTTTAACCACGATTATCATAATCCTATCGGTAAAACAACTGAATTAGGTGTTGATGATATTGGATTAAAGATAAAAGGTAAAATATCTAAATCAGCAGGAAAAATTAGAGATTTAGTTAAGGAAGGTGTTCTTGGAGCTTTTAGCGTTGGTTTCCGAGTCAAGGATGCTGATTATAATGAGGAAACCGACGGCTATAGAATCAAGGACGCAGAATTGTTTGAAATTAGTGTGGTATCAGTACCCGCTAATCAAGCAGCGACCTTCTCTGTGGCTAAGTCGTTTGATTCTGATAAAGATTATCAGAATTGGAAGACTAATAATGTCAAAACTGGTCAATCTATTACTATAGATTCACCAGAAGCAACAGTCAATCAGACTGTAATCAAGGAAACAGAAATGTCTGAAAATACAGAAAATTTCGATCTTGACGAATTTGCTAAGCAAGCTGCTGAAAAAGCAGTTGCAGCTTACGCAATGAAACAAGCTGAACAAAAAGCAAAGACTGAAGCTGAGGCTCAACAAGCCGCAGACGAAGAAGCTGCTGTCCAAGCTGGAATTCAAGAAAAGAAAGCAGAAGTTGAAAGTATAGTAAAAGCAGGAACAGAAGGAGCAGAACGACTTGTCTCTGATCTAGAAGCTCGTGTTAATAAAGGATATACTAATTTAGAATCTGTTGTTGATGAACTGAAATCAGAACTGAAAGAAAAATCAGATGAAATCATGAATATTCGTGAATCTAAAAGAACTTTCTCCGATAGAGGAGAGAAAAAAGGTTTTTATAATTCTAAAGATATTGATGATGCATGGCTATTAAGTAAAGCGTTAGGTAGACCTATGGAAGATACCGTTTATGGTAAATCTGTCATAGAAAAACAGAACGCACACTCTGGTGTAGCCGTTTCATCTGCTGATTTCGAGCAAGAAGTTTCAACAAATATTGAACGAGATATTCAGAACAAACTGATACTCGCTCCAATGTTTGAAGAAATTACAATGAATGCTGCAACAATGTTGATCCCTGTCTTACCAGACGCGGGATACGCAGAGTA